CGTTGATACGACCACTCCAGCGGCTCCGCCTGTTCTAAAAGACCAAATGTCTTGAACGGCTGTGGGGTAGGTGGCTGAAAAATAATCTGCCCCGTTAAAAAGCTTAGTCATGTATCCGCCCCCGGACCCGCGCCTAAAAAAACCTGACGCTATAAGCTTAGGCGTACCTCCCGACGCAGAGTAAACCGAGCAATTAAATCTAATTCTATCCACAACAGAAATATCAACAGTCACGCCACTCGTTTCACCTGTGATAGTTTGCAGCGTAATCCAAGACGCTTGACCGACAAGACGGCCCTGCACCTGAATCTGATTACTAACGCCAACATTCTCGACAGCCACGCGCAGATTGCTTGTCATGTTTGCGTCAAGGCCTACAGCCGGGCCAACAATGCCCGTTGCTGTAAACTCTGGCTCAAAATGCGGACGTAGTTGAAAATCCTGCTGGATCGTCATTGCGAATATGTCTCAGAAAAGAAGTCTACAAAGCATGTGCAAGTAGTGATGGCCCCGCCAAGGGTCATTACCGCTCTAACGTACGGCAACACTGCATCGTTTGTTGGGTAAACAATTTGATTAGCCGTTGCGCCTGCGCCTGTAGTTGTAAATGATAAATATGTGAACCAAGTCACGTTGTCAGCTGAGTGCTGAATCACTGCCGCGACTGTAACGTTTGCGCTTGGAACTGTAACAATTAAACGGCCTATGATCCGCTTAGAACGGGGCACAACCGTGACGGTCGCCCCCGTTGTTGTAGCGGTCAAGGCTGTTGTCGGAAAAACTATAGTCTGTTGAATCGACGCCATCCTTGGCCCCCTTAATTAAATTTGATCTGCTGAATCGTAACCAATAATAATAACGTGGATCAATGCATCCTTTGCAGTTGTCCCATCTGTCGCATCCCAACATCGAATCTGCACGGCAGACCCGGTTAGCGTTGCGCCGATTGTAGCGACCACGTCACCAGCCGTAGCTTGGCAAGTAATCATAACAACAGGCACGCGAGAAAAGGCTTTTGCAAAAGTTAGCAGGTAATCACCCGTGCCAGTGTCAGTTAACGAGACATCGGTCCCGCCAAGTGTGAGCACTGCCGCAGCTGTAACGCCGTCCACACGAACCATGATTTGGCGCGGTGCACGTTGTGAGCTTTGAATACTACGTAAAGGCATGTTTTTTTTCCTTATAAAAAGTAGGGGCAGAGCACGAATGCCCTACCCCAAAGTTAAACAACTTAAGCTAAACCACTCAAGACGCCCTGAAATGGCGGGACGATATAGCTTTCAAAATAACTGACATATCTGGCCTGAAATTCGTCAGACGCTGCCTTACGCAAAAAGACTGTTCCATCATCATCAGCCCAACCAGGCGAACCAGGTCGGTGATAAAGAGTGATGTAATTATCATTTAAGAAGTACATGCGGTCATCTTCTACGAATCGGTCAACGAATACGCCGACTGGGCCAGCGTTTGACATGAACTCAACACCACGGAAGGAAACCTTACCCTTAAGCTCTGGTGAGCGGGGCTCGACCAAGTATTGCTTTTGATCTTCCAATTGGTTCAAGAGCTTGCGGTACTGACTGTAGCTAGTAATGATCAAGTTGGGCACTTTGCCGCACTGTTGCTCGACGCCGAGCATACACTCGTTCATTAAATCAGTGGTTAAGCCAGCCGAACCAGCAGCTTTTTGAAAAGCTTGCCAACGACGTCCAACAGTTATTCCGTACTGTGATCCGCTGGTAGCGTCTAACACGCCCTTAAGTCCAGCAGGGTCCAAGTTTTGTGAATTCTGCATGGTCACGGTCTTTGCACCAGCGTCACCAGTCAAATCAACCGAGCCGGAGATTCGAGCTAAGGTAATGGTGCGCGTTCCAGGTGCAACTGCAGTGATTTCCCAAACGTTGCCCACATTGTAAACGTTGGTAGCTGTACCGATGTTTACGTAATCTTTTTCTTCAAAGTTAGCGGCTTTAAAAGTCGCAGTGCTGATAATGATTACAGGAGCAGCGGCAGTGCCAGTTGCTATAGCTGCGGTCGACACGCCGAGTGATCCAGTACCATCGTTGAAAAGAATGCGGCTAACGTTACGGTTGAAGCTTTCGACGCCCTTCTTTACAGTTTCTTTAGTCATGCGAACAAATGCGCCCTCGTCATTTTCAGACGCTTGGATGGCTTCGCGATCAACTTCAATGACGCTGTAAACCTTCTTAGCGGTGATTTGCGCCATTTCATATGCTGCGCTGTTAGCGGTAGGCAAAGCGCCTGAACCAACACCGCCCGAGAACGATGTAGGAACCGACACGTCCATGCGTCGACCTGTGAAATTGTATTCTTTTTTAACGCGACCCAAAAGAACGTTTGCTGAGTTGTATGTTTGCTCCGACAATTTGCCATATTTAATTTTAAATAGGTTAGTTGCGGTAGTTAAATTAAATGATGGCATTTAATTGCTTCCTTTTCTTAAATATCGTCCCAGTCCATCGGCTCTGAGGCCTGAACTTGGGGCTGTGATCGTTGTTGTTTAGTTTTTTCGATTAGTTTGGCGTTCTTTGGTCGCTTTGCCCCGTACACTTCAACTGCGATATCGCTAATATCTTTCAGTGAGAACTCAGGGTTCTTTGACCAAGTATCGTAGAGCTGCTCGGCGATCATTTGCCCTTTCGGGTTGTCGCTAAACTTGTCTGCAACGACAGTTTGAATGCCTTCTTTTTTAATTACTATATCGTGATATTGACCAACCATCTCTGGGGTCAGGTTCTTGATATCAAAACCCGTTCTTGCGGCCTCGCCCACCATATCGTCGTAGCGTGCCTTAAACGTGTCGCCGTCCATACCGAACTTGTCTTGAGTCTCTTTGATGCGGGTAACTAGGCCCTCGGTTTCTCGAGTCTTAGTTTCTGCCTGCCGCCTAGAGTCGTCTCGACTTCGGTAGTGTTGCAATTCACTCTCTAACTCTTGTGCCCGAGCTTCCTCTGGCGTGAGCTGATTTAAATTTGCAAGCGCTTGTTTGATCGGTCTTACAATCGAATCCCAAATCTCTTTAGGGTCCGATCCTGTAGCCTCTGCCAATCCTTCTATCGCTAGACGTGGGTTTTTCTCCTGCACTGCCACGCGGTAGAAGTCATCGATGCGGCCACTTTCCTTATCCCGTTCATTGTAAAACTGCTTTCGCTCGCCGTCTAGTTGGCTGAACTTTTCGTCGTAACCAACCTTACCGGCATAATTAGTCCTCAATTCGTTAAGGCTAATCATCTCGATGCGTCCGTTTACACGGGTAGGTACCAAGGCGTCGGGTCTTACGTCTAAATCGGCTTCGCCGTTCTTAAGCTTTAGCGTCTTAACTTTTTGCTCTTTACTCGCTGCGTCTAACGCCTTGTCCTCTTCACCTAGAATGTCGACCTCTTTTTCTTTCTTGGTCGGATCGGGCTTGCTCTTGGCGTTTGGGTCGATCGGCGGACGCTCATTTTGCATAACCGTATCGTCAGACAAATCTGGTGCAAGTGCCGCTATGTCCTCGTCAGTAATCTCAGAATTGCCACCGCCCTTAATTAACGGCGCTGATGGCCCCTCGTCTATTGAATCAAAACCAATTGTGTCGCTCATTTATAACCCTCTCCCTTAAATCGCAGTTGTCGGATCTATCGGCCCAACATCTTGCGGTATTTGATTGTCACCCATTGCCTGCTGTATCTCGCTCGGCGGTGGGATATTTAACTGATCTCGCTCTTCTTGGTATGCGCCGTCTGGCGGAAGCGGTGCTTCTTGAGGCATTCCCATAGGTTCAAGCGGAGGGCCTGGCGGCTGAGGTTGTGGCGGCATGGGCAATGCTGAGAATACAGGCCAGCTTGGCAGCTGCATACATTGCAGCTGCCAAGCTGGTCATTGGGTTTTGTTGCGCCTTTTGAACCATCAGCATCTCGTGTGCCATCACATGGCTCATCATTCGATCTTGCACAGATTTGTCAGTTTGATTTTTGAAGCTCCACTCGCGCATCTGCTTCATGTGTACTTTCCACATTAAAATATGGTCCTCGTAATCTTGAGGATCGTTTAACTCGCCCACTCCCTGCATAATTGATTCGTTCTCGGCCTCTGCCGCACGAACCGTCACAGTGTTGTAATCGATAAACTTGTCAGGCTGTGAAATGTCCAACATGTCGAGCACCATTTCTCCGGGTACCATTTCAGGGAACTGCTCATTTAAATCTAACAAGTATTGCGTCTTGGCCGCTTTGGATTGTGGAAGTGCCGATGCGTTTTGTACGCGCACGTCGTAGCGTCTTGACAAGTATTTCACGTCAAAGAAGGTCGACATCCATTGGTTCTGCTTACCGATAACCATAATCATGCGCTTATCGTCTGACTCGTAATTGTCAGCGCAGCGTTCCAAAGTTTTAATAGCTGTTTGGCGAATCCACTCATTGTATTTTAATACCATCTCGTTGAAGCGCTCATTTTCTTGCTCAGCTAGAAATTGCAAAGCAACACCGGCCTTGACGCCCGGAGGCGGCTCGCCTCTGGAGACACCAAAGATGCCC